AATTGTTGCCTTGTGTTTCCTCTACATCTGTATTACCGCTAAAGGACAACGTTTTAATACGTTCTACAATAGAACTATCATCTAATGTATCTACTCCTTGAACGCCCTTTTCTGTTAAGGCTTGCTTGATGTTATTTCGTAAGGAGATACCCTTCTCCTCACTAGATTTACGTTCTTTATACTTTGTGATGAATTTATCTAACTCATTGATAATTTCTTCGATTACCATACATACCTCCTACAATTTACTATTGATGTCTTTTAGCTTATCAAGGATAGCTCTAAACTTGTTGTCAATCTCAGTTGATGATACTTGTAAAGAGTTCAGAAAATCTTGTTTATTTCCTCGATTGCCTTCGCCTAACCAAATCTCATAAGCACTTTTCCCGTCTTCTCCTTTGGAACCAGGGATACCTGGAACACCTTGGATACCTTGAATCCCTTGAGGACCAACGTCACCATGTTCTCCTTTAGGACCAGTTTCCCCTTGAGGTCCTTGTAAACCTCTTTCTCCTTGAGCACCAGTTAAACCTTGTGGACCCACTGGACCAGCTACTCCTGGGTCACCCTTTGGACCTCTTAAAGCCTCTAGTTGTTCTTGAGTGAAGTCAGAATATAGGAATGGAGAACCTTTTTCTCCTCGTTCTCCTTGAGGACCAGGGTCTCCTTTCAACTCTGCTTTTACATTCTGGAAACTAGAAGATAATTTGTCAAAATCTTCCTTGTCAGCTTTCCCGTCATACAAACTCTTAATATCAGAGCTTACTTTCTCGGCAAAACTTTTAATATTTTCAACAAAAGTCATATAACACCTCTTAGCTATTTAATTCATGTTCATAAATACTTACCAAATCGACATCATTTAAACCCAAAGAATCAAATACATTTTTTCGTTGTTCTACAGATAAAGACTGTACTTCATCAAATCTTAGACGGTTATTGATAGATGTCGCCATAGCAGATGCACCAGTTTTATCAGCCTCAATATAATCTGCTACTTCTTTTAATGTGTTAAATGCTTCTGGAGCTCCACCAACTACCTTGCTAATTTCTTCTTCAATAGTTGGTCTTACCAATGCAGGTAATTCTGTTTTAAACGAGGATAGAGATGCATCTAGCTTTTCCCTAACGGCAGAGTCATCAATCGAGTTTGCAGGCTTATTTTCCAAAGCCACTAGCCTCTCTCTTACAGCTCTAATTTCTTGAGCCGTTTTTTTCACAAATAAAGATATACGTTCAATTAAATTCATATTAATTACCTCTTTCAAGTAAATACATAGCTACAAAGTCTGGAGCATCATCTGGGAGTTCTCCTTTTGGTCCTTGCGGTCCAATAGGTCCTGGGTCTCCTTTAGGTCCTTGTGGTCCAGCAGGACCTTGTGTCCCAACTAATGGGGCACTAGCAATATCTGAAATTTGCAAGATTCCATCTTTTGGACTATTAAACTCTTGTGTTGGAGGGTTATCGTTTGTAATCCATGAACAAGAACCTA